CAAGGCGCTCAAAATATATCGCAAGAAGATCTTGCGTTGCCTTTCTTAAAAATTTTGGGCCAACTATCACCGGAGGTAAACAAACGTGATGGTAAATATGTCGAGGGCGCAGAACCTGGCAAAATAATAAACACTGTAACGAACGCATTGTATGACAAGATTTCTGTTGTACCATGTCATTACAAAAGACAATACATCGAATGGCAAGACAGAGGTACCAGTACAGGTGCACCTGTAGCGATTCACGATGCGGATAGTGATATCATTAGTCAAACCACTAGAGGTAAAGACTACAAAGATAGATTACCAAATGGTAATTATCTTGATAACACTGCAAGTCATTTTGTATTGACCCTTGGTGACAATCCAGAAACGGCTTTGATTTCTATGAAATCTACTCAACTTAAAGTTAGTAGAAAATGGAACTCAATGATGATGGGTTTAAAGATGCAGGGTAAAAATGGTTTGTTTACTCCGCCAACTTACAGCCACATTTATAATCTATCTACTGTTCAAATGTCTAACGACAAAGGAACATGGTTTGGTTGGGATGTAGCAAAGGTAGGACCAGTCACAGATAAAGCTATCTATGATATGTCCAAATCTTTTGCAGAGAGCGTGGGTAAAGGTGAGATTGAAGCTAAACCTGAAACTCAGGAACAAACTAAAAAATCTTTAAATTTATAGTATCCTAGGTAGTGGGCGTTTAAGCGAGAGTGGAGACGCCCACTTTTTAATTTATGAATGATAAGATAAATAAAATTCCGGTTACGTATGAAGATTGGCTTGATCTTGGTCACGTGATAATACCCACTGATCAAAAGAAAGCTAGGGTCAGTTGGAAGAAAGATGATTTTAGTTTAACGAAAGAAGAATGGAAAAATAATTATTCAAAAGCACAGATAGCATTAAGATTAGATAATCATATTGATTTAGATATAGACAATCCTGTAGTTAGAAGATTCATAACACATTATTTAAAAGATTGTGGTGCAGTTTATGGAAGAAGAAATAACCCTAACAGTCATTATCTTTGGACAGGTTCTTGCAAATTTATACAATACATATTACCAAAAAGTTTTGAAAAAAATTTTAAAAAGTTTCCCCATGGAGCAACTCTTTGCGAGTTAAGAAGTGGTAAAGAAAGATACACTATAATTCCAGAATCTCCTTATGATGATAATGGAGAGACAGTAGAGTGGTCACATTATAATGAAATACATGAGTATAGTGGCAACGTAGTGGTAGACGTTAGTAAGATTGCTTTGTCAACTGCTCTTACAATTATATATCCTTCTACAGGTTCTAGAGATATTTATTGTACAGCCATAGCTGGAATCTTAATTAAAAATACAGACTGGACAACTGAAGATATAGATAGTTTTGTTTACAACATTGCCATTGAAGCAAATGACACTGAAGCAGAAGAGCGTAAACAAAAAGGTACAACAGGAAAAAAAGCAGATCATCTTTATGGTGTTCCAAAGTTAGCAGAAGTTTTAAATGTAGATAAAAAAGATGTTACAAAATTATTTAATTGGATTGGTGTTAAAAATAACAGTGAAGAAATACAAGAACACATAGGTGATATAGTTGAATACGGTAGTGATAGATATTTTGTAAAAATTTATTCAATAGAAGATGGAAAGAAAATAGAAACAGACATAACCGTAGAAGGACCACAATTAATGAAAAAGAAAATTTTTTATGATGAGGTAATGAAACAAGCAGCTGTTTTTCTACCTTTTATGAAAGAAACAGATTTTGATAAAATGATGTTAGCAAAATTTCAAGCAAGAACTAAATCACAAGATTATGATCCTGAGTCTAGTGAAGATGTAAGATTTATAGGATGGTTTGAATCTTTTATAGATAAATTTAAAGCTTACACAGATAAAAAAGAATTAGCAGATTTTAACATGCCTTATTTTAATATGAAGAATAGTAGTTTGGAATTTAATTTAAATAAATTTGATGAATTTTTAGCTGAAAAAAGAGTAACTTTAGCAAGAGTAGATCTTGTTTTAAAATGCAAGCGTATTTTAAGAGCTAAAAGATACAGAGGTAAATACAAAGAACAGTCTTGTCCTTCTTATAAAATAGATAACTATAATATAAACAAGGATCATTTGATCATAGAAGGAGAAGCTCAAGAAATAGAAGAAAGGACAATAACACATGAAACAACCTAAATTTGTATCTGGTCCTCCAGGTACAGGAAAAACACACATATATTTAATAGACAAATACAAAGAGTTATTAAAAAAATATAGTCCAGAAAAAATAATAATGTTATCTCATACAAATGTAGCTGCAGATGAATTAAAAGATGCAGTTTTAGAAATACCAGAAATAAAAGAAAAAGGTTTAAGAAAAAAATTTTTTAAATATAAAATATGTACAATACATTCTTTTTGTAAAAGCAAATTATTAAAAAAAGAATTAAGAACGTATGCAGATTACCTTAACTTATGTGCAGAGAATAGTGGTTTTAAAGCACAAAGAGTAACTCAATCAGAATTTGATAATGACAAACATAAATTTTTTAAATTTCTTGGAGATTCTTTTGGACAAGGAAGAACAATCAAAGAGCATTGGAATTCTTTAAGAGAGACTAGCTCTAACTACTATCCTTATAATAACTTTAAATTGATTAGTGAAATGAAAGAAGTTTACGATAATTATAAAAAAGTTAATCAAGTATGCGATTATGATGACATGATTTATGATTTTATAAAAAAAACATATAATGAAAAAACTAAAAAAATGGAAGACTATGCAATTGTCCCTGTTGACATAGATGTTTTAATAGTTGATGAAGCTCAAGATAGTAACATTCCACAATTAAAAGCATTAGAAAAAATGTCTACAAATGTAAAAGAATACTACATGGTAGGAGATGCAGACCAAACAATTTTTGAATTTGCTGGTGCTAACGCAGATTACTTTCATAAACTTTCTAAAGATGCGGAACAATTAGAAGATGGTCTTCGATGTGGAGAAACAATAAATAAATTGTGTAAAAATATAATACAGCCAATATGGGATCATTACGGGTATGAAAGAATTTGGAAACCTGCGAAAGGTGTTATTGGAAATCATTATTATTTACCAAGTCTTACTACAGATTGTTCAGCTATGGAAACGTTACTAGATAAAATAAAAAACACAAAAGAAACTTTCTTATTTACTTACAGAGGAACACCTTCTGGAAAATGGGCAAGATCTTTTTTACATTATCATGGAGTAGAGTTTTGTCATGTAGGTAGTGACCCTTATGTTTCTAAAAAAGAAATAAGATGTCATAAAACATGGCCAGAATTTGTAAACGGAAAAGCAATGTCGTTGAAACAGATAAAAGAATTTTGGAATTACATGGGTCAACAAGTTATTGTAAGAGGAAAAGGAGAAGCAACCTTTGAAGATTGGATAAACAAAAATTATTTTATTCATGAGTTAATAGAAAAAAAATATTTACGCGCAGAAAGCCTTGATTTTACTGACTTTTATCACACAAGGATTAAATCAAAAACAGATGAAGAAAAAATTATATACATAAATAATTTAATAAGAGAAGGAGTTGATACAGAAGGAAAAGCAAGAGTTTACTATGGAAACATACATAAAGTAAAAGGACAAACTTATGACAATGTAATAGTTGATGAAACTTGCACTAGACGAGAAGATTATTTTACTCAATTGCGATTAAAATATGTGGCATATAGTAGAGGTAGAGTAGATTGTTGGACTGTAGCGTCACAAGATAGATACACATTAGGAAAAAAACATGACAGATAAATCTATATTTAAAGGCACAGGGTATACTTCTTTAGACAAACAGCATGGTGGGAATCATTATAAAAAATTTAAAATTCAACCTGCAGAATTTATAAATGAGAATAAATTGCTTTTTGCAGAGGGAAATGCTATTAAGTATATATGCAGACACTCTGCCAAAGGAAAAGAAGAAGACATAAAGAAAGCAATGCATTATTTAGAAATGATTCTAGAAAGGGATTATGATGTGTAAGACACCAGAAGATCTAGATTTAACAGGTATAGATACAGTTGCAGTTGACTTAGAAACTTATGATCCTAATTTAAAAACAAAAGGTCTAGGTGCTATAAGAGGCGATGGTTTTGT